GTCGACTGACAGAGGTAACTCTCGATGGCCAATGCCGATACCAAGTTCGGTTTCCGAACGAACGTCCACCAAGCCGGTGGATGTCCCGCACGTATGAACGTGTACAACATTCCGACTGGCCAAGCCACGTCAATCTTCACGGGCGACCTCGTGCGCTCCATCGTCGACTCGGTCGGCGCTGGTACTGCTCAGGGCCTCGCGGCGATTCAGCGCGGTATTGGTGTAGCGGACACCGTGCTCAACCTGCTGGGGCCATTCGCTGGCTGCCAGTACGTGGACAGCGCGGGCAACATAGTGTTCGCACCATTCTGGCCGGGCGGCACCGCGCTCGCGACCGGCACGCTCTGCACCGCATGGGTCTACGACGACCCGGCGCTGGAGATGATCGCGCAGATGACCACGTTTGCGCTGTCCGACTCGAACGCCAACTACGACTTCACCCCAGGCACCGGCAGCACGGTGACGGGACGGTCGGGGTCGGACATCAACGCGGCCGATACCACCGATCCGAAAATCCGGGTCTATGGCCTGGCCCAGGTCGGGGACAACGGTGTGACGCCGTCTGAACTGGGAGCGTTCGCGAAAGTGCGCTGCCGTCTCATCAACCACGAGCGTGGGTCCGTCCTCACGACTGCGTTCTAAGGAGGGCCGCAAATATGGCTGTTATGAATCGAGCGGCGTTCCGCAAGGAACTGCAAGAGGGCCTGAACACGGTGTTCGGTCTCGAATACACGCGCTACGAACAAGAGTGGCGCGCGATCTTCGAGGTGGCGAACTCCAACAAGGCGTACGAGGAAGATGTGCTGCTGGCCGGATTGGCAGGTGCGCCCGTGAAGCCGGAAGGCTCCCCGGTCACCTACGATACGGGCGGCGAGTCGTACACCTCGCGGTACGTGCACGAGACCATCGCGTTGGCGTTCGCGCTGACCGAAGAAGCGGAAGAGGACAACCTCTACGGCGACGTTGGTGCCAAGTACGCTCGGGCCCTGGCCCGGTCGATGCAGCACACCAAGGAAGTCAAAGGGGCCGCGATCCTCAACAACGGCTTCAATGCCTCATTCCCAGGCGGTGACGCTGTCTCGCTGTTCTCGGCATCGCACCCTCTGTGGGGCGGTGGCGTGCAGTCGAACACCTTCGCCACGCCGGCCGACTTGTCGGAGACGAGCCTGGAAGAAGCGTGTATCCAGATCAGCAAATTCGTTGACGAGCGCGGTATTCCGATCGCGATTCGCCCGATGAAGCTGATCATTCCGCCGGACACGGTGTTCATCGCAGAGCGGATTCTGCAAACGCCGTCGCGCCCGGGCACGAACGACAACGACATCAACGCCATGCGCTCGAAGGGCATGGTTCCTGGTGGCGCGTTCGACAACCACCGCCTGACGGACCCGGATGCGTGGTTCCTGATCACCGACTGCATGGACGGACTGAAGCACATGGTGCGGAAGAACATCCAACGAGGCGTTGAAGGGGACTTCGAGACCGGCAACATGCGGTACAAGTCACGCGAGCGGTACTCGTTCGGCTGGTCGGACTACCGAGCAGCGTTCGGTACGGCTGGAGCGTAATGAACCGGGGGGCTGGCAACAGCCCCCTTTCCTCTCAACCCTGACGACCCGCAAGGGACAGATCCTCAACGAGGTGACGACAGATGGGCAGACGAACCACGAACTCTGGCTACCAACGCTGGAGAAATAACTCTGACAACCCGGCCCAGCCGGCAAACGGCGGACCCTCGGCGGCCGTTGCAATGATGTGTGTGCGGACAGCGGATATCACCGCAACGCAGTCGAGCGCGACGCGGGTGAACCAGTTCGGCGCGAACGCACCGCTGGTATTGCCCAAGGGCGCGATGATCCGGCACGTGATCACGGAAAGCGCGGGCGGTACGGGTGGCGTTACGCCGACCTACGACCTGGGCTTGGAAGGCGTGGCGGTTGACTCGATCGTGAACGAGGGCGACGTGGACACGGCGAGCAACTTGCAGGTTGCCACGGGCACGGGCCTCAACACGGCGCTGACGACTGATCGATTCGTGACGGGCGGCGCGGGGGCCTCGGCGGCTACGGGCGGCACGTTCCGGGTAGCGATCTTCTTCACGATGCTCGACGACGGCTCGCTGGCCAACTAAGGGGCAACCCACTGAGGTGACCCCATGACTCAACGAGTAATCGTCAAGGATACGGTTGCGGGTGTAGGTGTTACCTACATCCCGATCAACCGTTACGCGCAAAACATCACGATCCAATGCGTGCCCAACGGCGCGGCGACCTTCGCGGTCGACTACACGACTGACAACGTCATTCGAGGGGTGGCGAATCCATACGACACGAGCGAGGGCCTGACGGCTCCCGCTTCTGCCAATTGGACGAACCTGATCGCCTCGGGCGCTGTAGCCGTGGCCTTCAATGGCAGCGTGTCGGCGTACTGCTTGCGGATCAACCAAACTGTCGGCGCGGGGAATGTGTCGGTACACATCTCCCAGACCAGCGAGACTCTATAAAGCGGCGATGAGGTAGGGACATGGCCACCAGCGGAACATATCTATGGTCGCCTGACCTTGCCGAGATGATCGATGAAGCCTTCGAGCGTTGCAAGATTGACCCTTCAACGCTCGATGTTTCGCACATCCTCAGCGCGCGGCGATCCATCAATTTCATGCTCGCCGACTGGGCGACCGACGACCGGCACGACTTCAGGGTCGACCGACTGTCGCCGTTCGCGTTAGTCCTCGGCACGCAGCAGTACACCGTAGATCCGCAGACCGATGGACGTGTGATCGACATCTTGTCGATGTCGCTGCGGCGCGCGGGCTCGGACACTGCCATGTGGCCGATGAGTCGCCAAGAGTGGCTGGACATCCCCAACAAGACGACGCAGGGGCGGCCGTCACGGTACTTCGCCGACAAGCGGCAGAGCAGCGTGATCATCCAGTTGTGGCCCATCCCGGAGAACTCGACCGATACGTTGATCATGGACGTGATGCGGAAGTTCACCGACGCTGGCTCGGCAACCAACGAGCCTGACATTCCGTACTACATGCGCGAGGCGTTCGCTGCGGGCCTCGCCGCCAAGCTGGGCGAGAAGTACGCGCCCGAGAATTTCCTGCCGAGGTTGATTGGTCGAGCGGCCGAGACGCTCAAGAAGGCTGACGGTTCGCAGCGAGTGCTGGGTGATGTACGCATCGTCCCTGGCTCGAACTATCGCGGCCGGCGCGGTGGTCGCGTCCGGTGAACAGCAACCGCAGGCGTCGGTATGCCTACGGTGTCCGGGCGAAGGCTGAATGCCAGCGCTCCGGGCAGAAGATGGCATACGGTGATCTGGTCGAGGATGGACACATCCCCGGCCTGCTCGTGCATCCCGATTGGTACGAGCCGCGTCACCCGCAAGAGACGCCCGTCGATGCGTCCGATTCGGAAGCGTTGTGGCATCCCGCGCCCGAGCTGTCCGAAGATGGCGGCACCGCAATCGCCCTACTGACTGCGACGTGGTCGCCTGCGCCCGTCAACGAAACGGTCGACATCGGCCAGCTCACCGCGACGACGTACACGCTGACGGCTGCGGGTGGTTATGCCCCGTACACGTATCAGTTCGCGAAGGTCTCTGGCAACGCCGGGATCACGATCGAGGCGCAGTCGGCGAACACGATCAAGCTGCGCGTAGCGGCGAGCGTGGGCACGTACCCGGTCAGCATCCTGGGCACGGTGACCGACAACCTCGGGCAGACGAAGTCGGCTCAGTTCAGCGTGTCGCTGACGGCCAACAACCCCCTCCCGGCGACGCTCGCTCTGTACATCGCCCAGCTCGCACCGCAGCACCTGTGGAAGTGGGACGAGGCCATTGGGTTCCTGCCGGACACCATCAATGACACCGGGAGCGTTGGTAACGTCGATCTGACAATGGCGGCCCCAACCTCATGGACGGACTCAAATCCGGGGCCGGATACTCTCAACTCGACAAAGTCGATGGCGTTCGAGACCCTGGCCTCCACCAACGTCACGTTTACTGGCGGCGCATCGGCAATGAGGTCGTCCGCCATTGGTTCGTTCGTTTTCTTTCTCAAGCGCA